TTAGCATATAGAGTTCCAGCGAGTAAATTCACTAGAAGAAAACTTGAAAACAATGAAACTCTTAGAGAACTTACAGGGTTAGATACAACAGTTGACTGGAAAAATACAGGGGATAACTCTTATGATGGAGAAAAGCTAAAGCTTTTAGTTCATGATGAATCTGGTAAATGGGAAAGACCTAACAATATATTAAACAACTGGAGGGTAACTAAAACTTGTTTACGATTAGGTAGCAAGATTATTGGTAAGTGTATGATGGGATCAACATCAAACTCTTTAGATAAGGGTGGTGAAAACTTTAAGAAACTTTACTATGACTCGGATGTTACCAAAAGAAACGCCAATGGACAGACTCGCTCAGGATTATATTCTTTGTTTATACCTATGGAATGGAATTACGAAGGATACATCGACTCTTATGGTGTACCTGTCTTCAACACGCCGAGGAAACCAGTTGAAGATCCGAATGGCACAAAAATAAATATAGGCGTTATAGAATACTGGCAAAATGAAGTAGATGGTCTTAAGGGAGATCAGGATGGCTTAAATGAATTTTATAGACAGTTTCCACGTACAGAGGAACATGCATTCAGAGATGAAGCTAAATCGTCTTTATTTAATTTAACTAAGATTTACGAACAAATAGACTGGAATGCTGATATTAAAAATAGCAGCGTAATAACTCAAGGAAATTTTCAATGGGTTAATGGTGTGAAAGATACTACAGTTCTTTTTAACCCTAGCAACAGTGGTAGGTTTTTTATATCATGGGTTCCACAAAGTAATTTACAGAATAATGTAATTTCTAAAAACGGTGGAAAATATCCTGGCAATGAACACATGGGTGCGTTTGGTTGTGATAGTTATGATATATCAGGTACTGTAGATAAAAGAGGTTCTAATGGAGCTTTACACGGTTTAACTAAGTTTAGTATGGAGAATCACCCTACTAATCATTTCTTTTTAGAATACATAGCTAGACCTGCAACTGCAGAAATATTTTTTGAAGATGTTTTAATGGCTTGTATATTTTATGGCATGCCTTTATTATGTGAAAATAACAAACCAAGACTTTTATATTATTTCAAAAGAAGAGGTTATAGAGGTTACTCTATGAATAGACCAGATAAAATATACAATAAGTTGTCTGTAACAGAAAGAGAAATTGGTGGTATACCAAATTCTAGTGAAGACATAAAACAAGCTCATGCTGCTGCAATAGAATCTTATATACAAGATCATATAGGTTTAAATTCTAATAATAAATATGGAGATTTATATTTCCAAAGAACATTAGAAGATTGGGCTAAATTTAATATAAATAATAGAACAACTCATGATGCCTCTATTAGTTCAGGACTGGCTATTATGGCTTGTAATAAAAACAAATATAGACCTATACCACAAAAAGTTATAACTCAGTATGATTTAGGTATAAAAAGATTTGATAATAAAGGTGATATTTCAAAAATAATAAGATAAATGAAAATAAACTATAATGGTAATAGCACGTTTCCGGATCAGGTAGTACCTTTTGAGGAAAAGATGTCTTTAAAATATGGAGCTCAGGTTGCCCAAGCTATACAGTCTGAATGGTTTTCACAAGGAAGAACTAATGGTAACAGGTATTTAACTAGTTTTAATGATTTTCACAATAGAAGATTATATGCTAGAGGAGAACAATCTGTACAAAAATATAAAGATGAATTATCTATCAATGGTGACTTGTCTTATTTAAATTTAGACTGGAAACCAGTACCAATATTATCAAAATTTGTAGATATATTAGTTAATGGTATTTCAGCTAAAGATTATGATATTAAAGCTTATGCTCAAGACCCAGAGTCTATTAAAAAAAGAACTGATTACGCTGATGGTTTAGCTAAAGATATGTTTGCTAAACAAATACAAAATAAAGTTAAAGCAGCTACGGGTGTTGATATATCTAATACTAATATTCCTGAAGCTGATCTTCCTACGTCAATAGAAGAAATGGAATTACATTTGCAATTGTCTTATAAACAATCTGTAGAAATAGCAGAGGAAGAGGCTATTAGCCAAGTACTAGCACAAAACAAGTTTGAGTTATTAAAACGTAGAATTAATTTAGATTTAGTAACGTTAGGAATAGCCGCAGCTAAAACAAGTTTTAATCCTTCAAACGGTATTACTTTAGATTATGTAGACCCTGCACATTTAATTTATTCATATACAAGCGATCCTAATTTTGAAGACGTATATTATGTAGGTGAAGTAAAAGCTTTAACTATTCCAGAAATTTCAAAACTATTTCCTCATATACCTCAAGATGAATTAGCTAATCTACAAAAATATAATAGTAATAATAATTATATTTATGGTTACGGCGCATATGATGAAAACACGGTTCAAGTATTATTTTTTGAATACAAAACCTATATGGATCAAGTTTTTAAATTAAAACAAACTGATTCAGGTTTAGAAAAAATATTAGAAAAACCAGACACATTTAATCCACCTAAAGCAGATTCGTTTGAAAGAATAAGTAGAAGCATAGAAGTTTTATTTGAAGGTGTTAAAGTTTTAGGAACTGACACAATGCTAAAATGGGAAATGGCAGAGAATATGACAAGACCTATGGCTGATACTACAAAAGTAGAAATGAATTATGCTATATGTTCTCCAAGAATGTACAACGGTAGAATTGAGTCGCTGATAACAAAGACTATGGGATTTGCTGATATGATACAGCTAACTCATTTAAAACTGCAACAAGTATTATCTAGGATGGTTCCAGATGGGGTATTTTTAGATATGGATGGTTTAGCAGAGGTTGACCTTGGTAATGGTACCAATTACAATCCAGCAGAAGCTTTAAACATGTATTTTCAAACCGGTTCGGTTGTTGGTAGATCTTTAACTCAAGACGGGGAATTAAATAGAGGAAAGGTTCCTATACAAGAATTATCATCATCAGCGGGCCAAGCTAAAATAGGTGCTTTAATAAACACATATAATTATTATTTACAAATGATAAGAGATGTGACTGGTCTTAATGAAGCTAGAGATGGTAGTTTACCAGACAAAGATACTTTAGTTGGATTACAGAAAATTGCAGCACAACAATCTAACATAGCTACTAAGCATATAAACAACGCTAGTTTATACCTAAGCTTAAGACTATGTGAAAATGTATCAAAAAAGTTAGCTGATGTATTAGACAATCCTTTAACTAGGCAAGCATTAATGTCAAGCATTTCTGTTTATAATACGCAAACTTTAAATGAAATTAAAAATTTATCATTACATGACTTTGGTATATTTTTAGAACTAGAACCAGACGATGAAGCAAAAGCTCAGTTAGAGCAAAACATTCAAGTTGCTTTGCAAAGTGGTGGAATTGATTTAGAAGATGCTATAGATTTAAGACAAATAAAAAATCTTAAACTAGCTAATCAAATGCTTAAACAAAAGCGTAGGTTAAAACAAATAAGAGATCAAAAAGCTCAACAAGCAAATATACAAGCTCAAGCTCAGGCAAACGCTCAACTAGCTGAAAAAACAGCTATGGCTGAGGTACAAAAGCAGCAAGTTTTAACAGAGCAAAAAGTTAACGTAGAGCAAGCTAAGTCGCAGTTTGAAATACAAAGAATGCAAACAGAAGCTTTAATTAAAAAAGAATTAATGGCTGAAGAATTTAATTACAATATACAACTTACAAAAGAGCAAAGACAAACTGAAAAAATAAAAGAACAACAAATAGAAGATAGAAAAGATAAAAGAGTTAAAATGGAAGGTACTCAACAAAGTGAGATGATACAACAACGTCAAACTGATGGACCGCCTAAAAACTTTGAATCAAGCAACGATAGCATAGGGTCTTTTGGATTAGAAGCTTTTAGCCCTAGATAATCATTAATTTTATAATATTATATTATGTCAGAAGAAACAAAAACAAATGAACCTGTTAAACAGGAAGGTGACTTTAAGTTAACACCAAAGAAAAAAATGCCTAAAAAACTAGGTAGTATTAACAACGATCCGATTAAAGTAGATTTAACAAAACCGGAGGCAACAGGTGAAATAGTACCTGATGTTATAAAGGTTACAATACCTAAAGAAGACGATGCCATTCCAAAGCAAGAAACAGGAAAATTACCTGAAGATCAACGAACCGGAGATATACAAAAGGTGGATGAACAAGTACGGCCCAGCGAAAATGTGGAAGTACAAGAATCCAAGCCAGAAGATTCTATCGTTGAAATCGAAGAAATAACAGAAGAAGAAAAAACAGAGGTTAAAGAAATTAAACAAGAAATTGCAGAAGCTCAAAGAGACGAGCAAATCCTTGGTAAAGCTTTACCTGAAAATATAGAAAAACTAGTAACCTTTATGGAGGATACTGGTGGAACAGTAGAAGATTACGTAAGATTAAATCATGACTATAATAAAACTGATGATGTTACCTTACTTAATGAATACTATAAACAAACAAAACCTCATTTAGATGGAGAAGAAATTGCTTTTTTATTAGAAGACAATTTTCATTTTGACGAAGAGGTTGATGAAGCTAGAGAAGTAAGAAAGAAAAAACTAGCTTTTAAAGAAGAAGTTGCAAAAGCCCGTAAAGAGTTGGATGTTCTTAAAGATAAATATTACCAGGAAATCAAGTTGAGACCTGGTGTATCTCAAGAACAAAAAAAGGCTACGGATTTTTTCAACCGATACAATGAGCAACAAGTGACGATGGAAACCAACCATCAGGATTTTAAAACAAAAACTAATCAATTGTTTAACGACGAATTTCAAGGGTTTGATTTCGACTTAGGGCAAAAAAAGTTTAGATATAAAGTTTCTAATCCTAAACAAATTGGTGAAACACAAGGTGATATTAGTAAATTTATAAGTAAATATACTAATGACAAAGGTGTTGTCACTGATACAAAAGGTTATCACAAATCGTTATATGCTGCTATGAATGCTGATAAAATTGCTAATCATTTTTACGAACAGGGTAAAGCTGATGGTGTAAAAACCATTGTCAACGGTTCTAGAAATATCACAAATGAAAAGCCACGGCAGGTTGCCGACGGAAACGTTTTCGTAAACGGATTAAAAGTAAAATCAATTAGTGGATTGGATTCATCAAAATTAAAAATAAAAACAAGAAAATTTAACTAACTAATTAAAAATTAAAAATTATGGCTTTAAGTCCACAGTTTGGGAGTATTATACCTTCACAAGCTCAATCAATTCTTGCTAGCAATTACCTTCAATTTGATGGTGCTGGTGCGAATTCAAATAACTTTGCTCAACAATTTCTACCGGAATTGTATGAACAAGAAGTAGAAAGATATGGTAACAGAACGTTATCAGGATTTTTACGCATGGTAGGCGCTGAAATGCCTATGACTTCAGATCAGGTTATATGGTCTGAACAAAACAGATTACATATTGCATACAACAACTGTACGTCTGCATCTGCTGCTGGAACAATTACTATTCCTGTAACCGCTGCAAATGCTGCTAACCCTATTGTAAATGTAATATCTCCAGGATCAACTATCGTTGTAATGGATGACTTTGGAAACGAAGCAAAATGTTTTGTTAGAATATCTGACACAGCCTTAGCTGGTGGTGGTGGTAACCCAGGACAGTTAACTGTAGAGCCTTATGGTTTTGCTAACTTAGTTGCTGCTGGAATTGCTGATGGTGCTTCTAAGAAAATATTTGTTTATGGTTCTCAATTTCAAAAAGGAACATCAACTGGTAATGCTCCTGTAGGTGCTAACACTTATGCGGCTGTTAATAATCCGCAAGTAACAGTTACTCCTTCTTTTACTCAATTCTCTAACTCTCCTATTATCCTTAGAAGTACTTATACTATCAACGGTTCTGACACAGCTCAGATCGGTTGGGTAGAAGTTTCTACTGAAGATGGTACTGGAGGTTATTTATGGTACTTAAAAGCTGAGTCTGAAACTAGACTTAGATTTGAAGATTACTTAGAGATGGCTATGGTAGAAGGTGAATTAACTGCTGGTGGACCTGCTGCATTAACTGGTCAATCACTAGGTATGCAAGGTTTGTTCGCTGCTATTCAAGCAAGAGGAAATGTGCAAGTAGGCTTTAGTGCTGCTGCTGGTTTAGATTCTTTTGATGCTATTCTAAAAAATCTTGATACTCAGGGAGCTATTGAAGAAAACATGCTTTTCTTAAATAGATCTTCGAATCTTGATTTTGATGACATGCTAGGATCTATATCTGGAGGATTCTCTGGAGGAACTGCTTTCGGTTTATTTGAAAATTCAGAAGAAATGGCTTTAAATCTTGGTTTCTCAGGATTTAGAAGAGGTTCTTATGACTTTTACAAAACAGACTGGAAATACTTAAATGATGCTTCTACAAGGGGTGCTCAAGTTGGACCTGCTTCAATTGAAGGAGTTTTAATACCAGCTGGTACTACAACTGTATATGATCAGATTTTAGGTACTAATATCAGAAGACCATTTTTACACGTTCGTTATAGAGCTTCTCAGACTGACGACAGAAGAATGAAATCTTGGTTAACTGGTTCAGTAGGTGGTGCTTTCACTTCGTCTTTAGATGCGATGGAAGTTAACTTCTTATCTGAAAGATGTTTAGTAACTCAAGCTGCTAATAACTTTGTATTATTCAAAGGATTATAAGATAATCCAACTATAATAATTATCCCCGTCAAACGGCGGGGGTATTTATTTTTTAACTATTTAATTATATTATATTATGTCAAAACAAAAACTAACTCAACCAGATGGTTGGGAGATTAAAAACAGAAATTATTATTTAACGGGATATGCTTCTCCGTTAACTTTTACAATACCAAGCAAGCATACAAGAAAACATCCATTATTGTGGTTTGATAAAGATAGTGGGACTCAAAGAGAGTTAAGATACGCAACTAATCAAGCCTCTGTATTTGTAGATGAACAAAAAGGTGAAGCAACAATGGGTCACATAATGTTTAAAGACGGGGTTTTATCTGTAAAAAAAGAAGAACAAGCTTTACAAAAATTACTATCTATTTATCATCCATTAAGAGTACATAGGTTTAAAGAATTAGAACCACAAAAAATAGCTGTTAGTGAACTAGATGAATTAGAATATGAAATTGATGCATTAAATGCAGCTAAATCAATGGACATAGAACATGCTGAGGCTGTACTTAGAGTAGAAAATGGATCTAGCGTAAGTAAATTAAGTTCAAAAGAAATTAAAAGAGATTTACTTTTGTTTGCTAAAGCTAATCCATCATTATTCATAGAATTAGCTAGTGATGAAAATGTAATACTAAGAAACTTTGGTATTAGAGCTAGCGAAGCAGCTATAATAAAACTATCAGATGACCAAAGATACTTTATGTGGGCTTCTAATGGTAAAAAATTAATGACAATACCATTTGATGAAAACCCTTATTCAGCATTTGCTGCTTTCTTGAAAACAGACGAAGGTGTAGAAATATACAAGTCTATCGAGAAAAAACTTAAATAACAGGTAATTATAATAACAGGTGATCACTTAGGTGGTTGCCTGATTATTAAAATAATAAAATTAACATGGCAATAAACGTAAATCAGGTTTACAGTACTGTATTAACAATACTAAACAAAGAGCAAAGAGGGTACATTACTCCTGACGAGTTTAATAAAATAAGCACCCAGTCACAATTAGATATTTTTGAACAATACTTTGAAGATCTTAACCAACAATTGCGTGTGCCACAAGCTGATGTAGATTACTCAGATAGAATAGAAAATATAGATGAACGAATAGCTATATTTAAAACTTTTGGTAATGCTGTATACGATAGCAATACTACTCCAACAAATCCCTTTTGGAATTTACCAGTTATAGATAGCTATGGTAATACAATCATATACACAGGTGTTGAACCTGTTAACCCTCCTTTCCCTTCAACAACAGTTTCTTTTTATAGACTAGGAACAGTCACTTATAATTCTTCAAGTACTCCAACAGAAATACAAAGATTACAAAGAAGTGATTATTATCAAATACAAAGATCTCCACTAACTAAAGCTACAAAAAGCTTTCCTAATTATCTTTACGAAAACAACAAACTTTACATCAGTCCTAGTACAATTATAGGTGCTGGAGATATAACAGTAGATTTTCTAAGAAAACCTAGAAATATTGTATGGGGATACTCTATAGGTTCGGTGGGTCAATATATTTATGACCCTGCCACATCTCAAAACTTTGAATTATCAGAGTCTGAACAAACATCTTTAATAATTAAAATTTTATTATACTCTGGTGTTATAATTAAAGATCCTCAATTAATACAAGTAGCCGCTTCACAACAACAAGCTACAGAGGTAAATCAAAAAAGTTAATAAAAAATGGCTATACAACCAACAAATGACGGATTAATAACCGAAACTGCAGAACAATATTTTCAAGGTTCTCAAGGTTTTAGAGGAAATGCAGCAAACGCTACGGGGCAATCTTTTATTACAAGCTTTGATACAGACCTTTATCTAGGTAGTGCAACTAGTTGGTTACCGGCTGATCCTAGTTATGCGTTAAATAATTTTAAAATATATACAAGTCCCACGGGAATACCAGGTACGTTTACAGAATGGATTACAGCTTTTACAATTACAAATGGTAAAACAGTAACGCTTACCGCTGCACCAGGTGCAAATCAATATATAATAGTACAATTAACTATACTAACTGGTGGTAAGTATGCATCTACAGAAGCTGAAAAAGCATATGGCCAAACGGTTGAAGACAACTATGGTAGCTATCAATACACTAAACTTAACGATGTAGTTAATAATTTTTTAGTTGCATATGTAGGTGCTGGCAAATTAATACCTAGCGTAAAAAGAACTGATATAATATTTCACGCTAAAAGAGCTTTACAAGAATTTAGCTATGATACTTTAAAAAGTATTAAATCTGCTGAATTAACTATACCCGCAAGTTTAACTTTAGTTTTACCTCAGGATTATGTTAACTACGTTAAATGTTCTTGGGTTGATAGACTGGGTGTTTTACACCCTATATATCCTACAAACAACTTAACCACAAGTCCTTTCTATACGCAAGCTCAGGACTCGGCAGGTATACCAACTCAAGATAGTTTTGGGAATGACATAGAAACAGAGTCAATTACTCAAGCAAGATGGCATACGGCTAACACTAATTTCATCAATGGATTTTTTAATTCAAATGATTTTACTAATGACATGTGGGCTTACAACTGGGATTTAATGGGTAATGGTGCTACTTTAGGTAGACAGTATGGTATGGATCCTCAATTTGCACAAGCTAATGGCTATTTTAATTTAAACGAAAGAGAAGGTAAAATTTCTTTTTCATCTGCATTAGTTAGTAAGCTTATAGTTTTTGAATATGTCTCTGATGGTTTAGCCTCAGACTTAGATACTAAAGTTCCTAAGCTAGCTGAAGAAGCTATGTATGCTTATATAATACATGCTGTTATTGGTTCTAGAATAAACCAGCCTGAATATGTGGTACAAAGATTACGTAGAGAAAAAAGCTCTAAATTAAGAAATGCTAAAATAAGATTATCCAACATTAAGCTTGATGAGATAGTTCAAGTTATGAGAGGTAAATCTAAATGGATAAAACATTAAATTAAATGGCTGAAGTTAAAAATGCTTTTATAAAGTCCAAGATGAATAAAGACCTGGATGACAGGTTGATACCATCTGGAGAGTATCGCGATGCACAGAATATTCAGATAAGTAGATCAGAAGGTTCAGATGTAGGAGCATTAGAGAACGTATTAGGTAATAAAGAAATATTATTTTCTTCTGCACAGTCAAGTTTTTCTACACTTGTAGGAGCACCTAATATAAAATGCATTGGTCAATTTGTAGACGAAAACAATACAACTATATATAGCTTTTGGACTGACAATTTTGACACCCAAGCTAGTAGTAGAATAATATATAATTCCGCGGCTAAAAACTATATACTTGCTTACAGCACAAACGGTAGTGATAACTACAAGGTATTAGTGGAAGGTGCTTTTTTAAATTTCTCTCAAACAAATCCTATAATAGGTGTTAACGTGATAGAAGGTCTTTTGTTTTGGACAGATGATAGAAATCAACCAAGAAAAATAAATGTTAACTTAGCTAATCCATCTTCAAACCCTTCAAACACTTATGCTGTACCAACTTATTATACAGTAGAAGATTCTATATCTGTATCTAAATACAACCCATACGAACCAATACAAGTTTTAAATGTTAGTTCTTTAGCAGCAGCAGACGTTGCAACGGCCAATGTTAACGGTGCTGTTGATAATTCAAAAACTATTGTAATTGATGGTATCACTGGAACAATTGCTTTAGGGTTAGGTGTGTCAGGAACAGATGTAAAAAGTGGAACTATAGTAAATAAAATAAATAGTGCAACTAGTTTTAACACTAACAAAGCTAATACTATTGCTAATGATACTATTTTAACACTAAGAGGTTTAGAAACTACAATGTATGATGTTAGCTCTGCTAAACTACCAGATGGAACTACAGATAATCCTTACGAACAAGCTGATTATGGTGGTGATCCACAGTTTTTAGAAGATAAATTTATAAGATTTAGTTATAGATTTAGATTTGATGATGGTGAATATTCTATATTTGCACCATTTACACAGCCAATGTTTATTCCTAAACAAGATGGTTATTTTCAAGGCGACGATGAAAAGCTTGCTTATGAAAGTACTATTGTAGAATTTATGGAAAACAAAGTAACTAAAATAGACTTGTTAATACCTCTTCCCTCTACAAGACTAGCTTTACAAACAATAAATACATCTGCATTTAAAATTCTTGAAATTGATATTCTATATAAAGAATCTGATGGGCAAGCTATAAGAGTTGTAGATACTGTTAAGGTAGAAAACCAAGCCCCTTGGAGCGACAGCCCTGCTGATAATGTATTTATTTATTCTTACGAATCTACAAAACCTTATAAAACTTTACCTACAGCTGATTTAATTAGAGTATACGATAGAGTTCCTGTTAGAGCTAAAGCTCAAGAGCTTGTTAGCAATAGAATAGTTTATGGAAACTTTCAAGACAAGCATACGCCACCTGCGGCTTTAGATTATCAAGTAGGTGTTTCAGATAAGTCAGCAGATAATGTAGCCACCGGTAGTCAAACTAGAACTGAATATCCTAACCATACTGTAAAACAAAATCGTAATTATCAAGTTGGTATTGTTTTATCAGATAAATTTGGTAGACAATCATCCACTATCTTATCTAATAGTACAGCGCCTTTAGCTTTAAATCAATTTGGTGCTGACACTGTTTATAGTCCTTACAGGTGTGATCCTACAGTGGCGGGTTGTGGAGATTCAACTGCTCCAACTTGGCCAGGCGATTCTTTAAAAGTATTGTTTAATGAAACAATAAACAGTAACTCACCTGCTGTAGCTAATAGAAGTTTAGGTACACCAGGGCTTTATAATGGAGATACAGCAAACGCTGCTTACAATCCTTTAGGTTGGTTTTCCTATAAAATAGTAGTTAAGCAACAAGAGCAAGAATATTACAACGTGTACTTACCGGGTGTTATGAAAGGTAATCCTGACGGTACTGAGACCGGAGGTCAATTATCTAATATAGTTTTAATAAATGATAATATAAATAAAGTTCCTAGAGATCTTACAGAGGTAGGTCCTCAGCAACAACAGTTTAGAAGTTCAGTTCAATTGTTTGGTAGAGTTCAAAACGATACTGTAGCTACATCGGTAACTGGAAATGAACAAGTTTTTCCAGGTAGATTATCCGACACAGTAAGTACAATATCTGTAGTAAGACAGTTGTTTGATGTTGCAATTCCAATTGTTCCTGCTGTACCTATATTTGGTTTTTATAATGCTAAATCAAATCCTTTGATTGGTCAAGTAATAACTAGCCAAGCTCTTGGTATGGTTAACACTATAGCGTCAGGTTCTTACCCTGTATTAGAAAACTTAGCGGTTGTTGAAACAGAACCCGATGTATCTAGATTAGATATTTACTGGGAAACTTCTACAGCTGGATTAGTTAGTGAATTAAATACAGCGGTGGCAACTGATACAGGAGGAGCTCAAGCAACCTCAGGGTTTACACTTGCTTTAAATGAAGGTATGGTTACAGATACAGCAGTTGCCGGACCTTTTTTTGGTATAGATGTTATAGGAGCTAGGCTAAGTAATGCAAGAATAAAGACTGCTTATGCTGACAACGAATGGTCTGTAACAAATGGAGCTGGTACAGATGTAACCGCAAGCTTTGTTTTAATAGAGACAGGTGATGGAACTGCTGGCTCAAAATTTGGATATACTTTAAAAACTGTTGGTACTTTTTATTATGGTCTTAATGCTGCAACTACAGGAAATTTTTCTTTTAGTTTTACTTATAGACTATGGAACACTGCATCAACTCCACCAGCTTACTTTGATAATGCTTTTACAATACCACCGGTAATGTCTGGTTTATTAGGAAACGAACCACCAACTATAACTGGAACGTGCCCTAGATCTATACAAGTAACCACTGATGATTTGCCTACAATAGCAACATTGGTTGGTAAAAACGGATCCGCAGACACATCTAGAGATACAGATGATTTAACCTGGACAATTACGTCTCAATCACAAAACGGTAGCGCTGTAAGCATTTTTACAATGACTACTACAAATAATCAAGGCGTTATAACTGCATCCACTGGAGCAGCGGCTTATATTGTTGTGGCTAGAGTAACTGACGCAGGTGGTAAAACAACCGACTGTACTTTAAACATAACAATAGGTCAACCAGAAGTTCCTAGTAGATTTAAAATACCTTTTATAGCACCATTATTTGATGGTGATGGAACTAGGTATTATTTTGCAAATAATTACACTAACTTAGATCAAATAACAAGTGCTATTTCTCAGTCTTTTGCTTGGATAACACCAAGTATAAATCCTTTAGTAAGCCCTGCCACGTCTAATTCAACAGACTATTGCAGTGTGCCAGGTCCCGGTTCTCCTGGTAATGGAAATTATGTATTTTTAAGAGAAAAAATATCTGCTGGTTTAGGCGCAGGTGAGGGAGCTTTCTATGTGCAGTTTTTTGCTAACGCACCAGCAACAACACCATCAACTACATCACAAACCTTTAATCCTGTTTCAGCGGTGGTAGAGTATAGAGTAAATTCTTCAGCTAACTGGATTATTGCTCAGACGGTTGATAATAGTTTACTTCAAACAAGTAATAATATTTCTAATACTAAAGCACAATACAATGGTGCGGTTTCGGGTGTGCCAACAGGAGAAGGAGGACTTACTGGTATAGGTGGAAACAATAATGAAATGACTTTATCCGGCACAACAGGTGGAACATCCGGTGTTAAGAGAGTATTTGCTTTTG